CCCCACTGTTGGACTAGGATTACTGATTGCACCAGAGTACAAAGTTGCAGGTAAAGTATCTGTAAACTCATCCTGTAGAGTATAGGATTGTGCTCCACTCCAGCCAGTTAGGTCGGTTTCAAAGCCGCTATTACTTAGTTTATTGGTGGGTTCTGGAGAAAAGAAGTCTTGTTTTACTGTATTTGTCCCATGTTGAACGGAAAACTTTTTATTAGATGAAGTATCTCTGACTACTATGGCATCAGTAGCAGTAGCTTTTTTAATATCAGCAGTCGGGTCAAAAAACATCTGAAGTTTATTTTTGTGAACAGGGTTAAAAATTGTTTTCATATTATTGTGCTACTGCTGGGCTTACATTAGTTAATACTCCTGCCGTATAGGTTAAAGTTGTTCTGTAAACCGTTGCCCCGATTGTTTCGTCAATATATTGTAAATTACCATCTCCATCATAAGATAAATCTGTTTCGGAATTATTCTTGGTTGCGTCTGTTGGTGCAGTTTCTTTTATTTTAGTCTGTTGGGTACCGTTGGTTTGGTTATCAGAAGTAGATGCTCCTGTGGGAAGAGCTAATTCTCCATTACTATTTACTTTAACTCTTCTTGTAACTGATCCATCATATCCTATTAAACCAACTGTAAGCAAGTTAAAGTCTGAATCAAAACTCCAATTAAGAATATTTTGAGGTGTATGTTTATTAGTTGTGGTTGGATTCATTTATATTTAAAATGATTATAATTTATATTATCTGTTTTCTTTAAGAATTCTAAATAAGCAGCTAGTTTTTCTATCTGCATAGTAACTCTTTCTGTTTTTTCTATATTACATAATTTATAGATTTTATCTATTTTTTCCTTAACCGCTCCTACCTCATTTTTAAGTTGTCCTTTATCTATTTCACCTCTTAAATAGTTATCTATAAGATTTACTTCTTTTTCAAATCCTCCTAATTTATCAGTCCAAGTATCACCAAGTTTATAATGGTCTACTATATATGGATGATGATTCATATGTTCATATTCAGTATATGGAACTTCTACTTTAACATCTTGAGTTCCTGCCTTATCTCCTATTTTTATAGGGGCTTCAACTGTTTTGGTTTCTTCTACTTTATTATGAAACACATTACTGTCCATATTTTGATTTACGATTTATAAAATAATGTATATCTTTAATGTTTTCTACATTTCCATCTCTATGAGCTTTAATAAGCTGTTCTCTCATAGAACGTACTAATCCCGACTCGTTTTTTATAATTTGAATTGTTCTTTTTATATTTTGACGAGTTGAGGCATTAGGTTCACGTTCCAACTGCCTATAAAGCTCCGATATATCATGACTTCTTCCTGTATCTGCCATAATTGTTTCTAAAGTGTTAGCTCTCTCACTTTAGATAAGAGAGCTAAACAATGTCTTAATCTTACGATGTTGGACATTTTGCTACGATAACCCAATCACTATTGAGTATCTTTGTAGCATAAGAACCTGCCCATGAGATCTTTGAAATTCTACCTGCTGGTGAACCTGAGTCCACTAAGTTTGGTAAAATATAAAGTCTTGGTTTATCACCTTCCAAATCATAAACTCCAAAAGCATCTTTACCGTGGATATATGTTTGGAAAGCAGCTACTACTGAGGCTTCAGATGCATCTCCAACGGCTGACGTATAGTCTTTGTTGAGAAGGAATCTTACCTGATATAGTTCACCCATTTCTCCTTTGTAAAGGTCTTTTACATCAGAGTAGGATTTAGCATTAATCCAAGTTGTATCTCCTAGTAACTGATACTTGCTTTGAGGAGGAACTTTTCCCATAAAGTAACCATCATCATATTCCATAGCTTTATTTAATTCTAGTGTTCTTGTGATACCACGAATCATTGAAGCTGCGAAAGTATCTGAGGCTGCATATGTGGAGGCGTTCTTTCCGTTTGCCCAAGTAGCAGTACCATTTGATAACTCGTTAAGGACTAATTTATTCAAGTACTCTCCCATGTGTTGACCAACTAATGCGATTTTTTCCGCCATACCTTTATCTATAGAGATTGTTGATAAGAATTTAGTTGTCTGCACTGTCAATCCGTATTCACAAAGGCCCATAGAAATTGTTGATGCTGTGATAGCACATAACAATGGATTGGAACCTTCTGTGATTAAACCTGACGCTAAGTTGACTGTCAATGGAACATAACGTGTGAAGTTGATAGTTTTACCTTCTCCACTCGCATGTGTTCTAATTTGACCTCCCTCTTTAGCTACTAGTTGATATTCAGCTCGTGCTAAAAAGACCTTTTCGTAATAGGTTGCTACTTCTTGAGTTAAGTTTGCACTTGTATTTTCTCTTGCTGTTGCCATTTTATAATATCACCCCTTCCCGTATTAATTAATAAACAACCCCGAGTTTCTTCTCCATTTCTTCTGGAGTTAACTCTTCAAAAGGTTTTTCTACCGCTTTAACCTGCGTAGGTCGTAGGGCTGATTCTGATACTTGTTTTGCAACAGTAACAGCTTCTTCCGCTACTTTTTTCTCAACTGCTCTGCGGTACGGTTTCATCAAGTTATTAACTAACTTCTTTACAGAAGCTGTTGGATTAACTTGAATCTGCGCTCTCACAGACTCAGTTATAGTATCTGAAAGTTCTTTATCAAAAACTTCACTCTTAGGATTGAGTTCAGGATGTTCAGAAATTGACTCTAAAGCCTCCTTGTTGATTTTTTCAAGTATTCGTTCCTTTTGGATCTCTATTTGAGCGATACTCTGTGCAGTTTGCACTATATCTCTCTTATATTGATCTTGAGTAACTTCGGCTCCTGGCTCAATAGTTGGTAAGCTAGAGTTAACACTCTGTGGTTGGCTGCTCAATTGAGCGGTCAGTTCTTCCACTTGTCTTGCCAGTGATTCTTTTTCCTCACGTTCCCTATTTCTTTCATCTACGAGTTTATGAATCCGTTTTTCAACGGGTTTTGACTCAGAAACTTCTGATACTTCCTCCTTTACTTTGGTGACTTCTTCCTTTTTAGGGGTTTCTTGCACCTCGGTTGGTTGGACTGTTTTTTCTTCTGTAGGTGACGATTCTACAACCTCAGTTTCAGCTACTGGGACTTCAGTTACCGTCTTTTGTTCTTCATCCATAAGATTTTAGAACTTATAATCAGCGTTTATGGTTCGCAGAAACCAAACATTATTCTTTGCAGAATAAGAGGTTTTAAGCAGGGGATTTTCCCCTCTATAAAAAACTGAAGTATCGGGAAAATTGAAATAGGTCATTTGGCCTATCCCTGCTTAAAAACCCTTTTCTCTAAAATTGGTTTACCATCTTTACCAACTCCAACCATCATCTTATCCATCCCTATATAAACAGCATGTTGTAGTTCGCAACTATAACAAATTAGATATGGACCTTGCTGTCTATACTGACAATCGCCCTTTGGAATAAAACTAAAGTCTGGTTCATTAAAATCTAATTTTTCAACTTTAGATTCTTCTTCATTAGTTTCATTCTCCTGCTTGTTGTCCAACGTCTCTTGCGTCTTGTACTCTTTTTTGTATGGCATATAGTTTCTCTTTTGCTAAATTTGCAACTACCGTCAATCTTCCTACATCTTCAAAACTATTTCCGTTGGCAATAGCCGCTGCAATAAGGGCATCCATTTCACTTTTTAAAAAATCTATATATTCATTTAATACTTTCCAACCTCCATGATTACTTAATGATGATAATAAAACATCATTTGGATCTAATTCAGCTCTTTTCTCACTAACTGGTCTTTTATCAATATCTGAAAAACTCTGAAAAACATCTGGTTTTATTGCTTTAGAGTCCGCCATTTATTGGTTGTTGAACTGGTAATGGTTGTCCTTGAGGCATTTGCTGTTGAGGTTGCATAGGTTGTGGTTGTTCCATCCCAGGTTGAGGTGGAACCTGATTTATATTCCCTTGTTGCCCACCTTGCATTTGTTGTAACATTTGTAAGAATGCTTCTTGATCTTGTACAATCGCTTGTTCTTCCTCAGGTGTAACTTGATTACTAAGATTATTTTTATCTATAATAATCTTTCCAATATCTTTAATATTGGCACTTGCTATAATATGAGAAATAATTTCACTAATTTTTACTTCTTTACCTTCCTCCTGCATCTTCATTAAAATAGGAGAAGATACTTTACCATCTTGACCTACTTGCATGTTTTGAGTTAATATACCAAGTAATTCACGTAAAGCTTGTTGTTGACTTCCAACATCTTCAGCATATGTAGAACCTGATACAATTTCATAATCATAAAGGGTAGAACCAGTCATCTTGCGATTAATGGTTAATTTTCCTGTATTCTCATTATAATAATCTTTCATTTCAGGATATTCACTAGCCATCTCTTCAATTTCAGATCTAAAAAGTCTTAATGTAATTGAGGATGGTTGTTTCTTGCTCCAAAGATTAGCCATTTTACGCATTATTTGAGTAAGAGCTTGTTCCATATAAAATCTGTCTACGGAATCCTTTGAGTTCTCACGTTCAGACTGTAATTTAAGAGCTTGAGGAGTTTTACCAAAGCCAGGATCTGTTCCTGCTGTTACTGAAGTATCTGATGTTCCGAATAAATTAAGAAGTGAAGCGTTTACTGTTTGATATGTAGTTTGGAAGGACTCTATGCCTCTTGGATTTATTGCTAGTTGTTGAACAGAGTTACCAACTGAGTTTCTAACTAACCATTTAGCACCAGGTCCCCATTTAATGGTTGATGCAATAATATTATCTTTATTTAATATAGTAGGAGGAAATATAGAAATCTTAATAGCATCTAAATAAAGATTCCATAATGAATTTAATGTATATTGCATTGATTTACCACGTTCCATATCTCCCATACCCATCATGTCATCAATTAAAGGAATTGAGTGTTTACAAACAATGGGTAATTCTCCATTATCATGTGGATTTTTAATATCACGTAATATTTCTTGAGCTGATGGTACATAATCAACCCATCTATCTCTTTCATATTGAGTTAAAACCTCAAAATAACCACGACCTTTTGTTGTTTCAATGTTTGGATATTGATCATCTTCACGAGCTGTAACATCTGCTTCAGTATTTTTTTCTCCTGTTTTATCTTTAAGTTTATTAATAATTAAGTCTACATTTTTATATGATTTACCTTTTAATCCTTCAAAGAATGAAAGAGGTTTCCAAGTCCTGATTATTATATGATCTGAATCATCAACTGATACTGCACCAAACTGTGGAAATACATCACGTATATTTAAAAGCCACATATCAGGTCCTATATAACCATTCTTTTTTACATCCCAGTCAATCATTGCAAAATAATTTCCGTAGATATTTGAATAACGATCTAACATTCGTAGTTTAACTAAGAAAGGAAATTGAGCATTGGCATTAGGAATGATATATTTATCCATTGTTAGTCCAAGTATTTTAGAACTCCCCATATCATTAGAAGAAATAGGACGGAATTTTCCTAAAGCAAGTCTATTCATTACACGAGCTTCTCTTTCAAGAATCATTCCTGATAATTTCTGATCCATTACTTGACTCTTTGTTCCTGCGGATATTGAATCTTGTAATTGGTTGGAGAAAATTTCTTCTACTTCAGCCCATAAATCTCTTTTAGTAGAAAGTGAGTTGTAAGAAGCATCAAACCGTTCTTCAATCTGTTCTGCAAGTTTGTTCATATTTTAAAAAACCCTGCCTTGGTGGCAGGGATAATGATATTAACATCAAATACCTTTGCTATATAGTGCTTTCTATATCAGAGTACACTAGATGATTTTAAATGTCAATAGATACGATTTTATAGAGCGATACAATCACGTAAAACAACATTAAAAGTTGACTGTCCATAGACAATATCAAAGATTTTCTTCTCAATAAGCATATGAAATTTAAGATTCTTTTTTAGTTTATAAAGTTCAAGTGGACAACCTTCTTCATCAGGATGAAATGGATATTTAATTCTTCGTTGTGTAGTTACTGTCCAAGTTTTTAGGAAAGTACGATCAGCATCATAAGATAAAAATACTACGTCATTAATTTTCTTCTCAGCATATCTAATTAAAATAGTAAAATTACCATTTTTTATACGATTAATTTCTTCCTCAATGTCTAAATGAGGTTTTTGATTATGCGGTTTTATTATTATTTGATATTCCATTTCTTTTAATACCATTTAGTATTAATTTCTTTTTCTTCGGGAACCCATGTATCATCATCTGTTGCCTGTAATGCCATGGCCATATAACGAATAGCATCCATAGCATCATCGGCTACTTTATAGGGTATCTCCCTTACTAATGATCTATCATTTTTATTTTCAATCCACCTGTATTTTTCAAATTCATCTGCAATCCATGATAAATGTTTAGAAAACATAAGAGTAGGTTTACCTGTATCTTTTCTAACCTTAAGTAATTCTGCGACTTTAGTGATTCCGTTTTTAACAGAGTCTTTACCTTTCTCAACCGCATTGAAATGAACCCCATTCTCAAGTAAAGAAGCAATCGCCATAGGTTGAGCTGAATCTGCAACTGGATTAGTTATATGACGTCCAGCATCTTTAACCTTAATAATATCAGCAATCTGTCTTTCTGTAAATTCACTAATATAAAGTCCGTCATAAGCATATATTTCAGTAAAGTCTGGTGAAATAGCAAAATAAATAAGTGCGGTTTTATGTGCAAATCCAAAATCTATAGTTCTAGTATAAGTCCAGTTTGAATCAATATAAGGAACATCTACCATATGTATGTTTCTATCAAACTCTTTATATATTAACCCACTCATCTTTTTAAACTCCCCCATAATCTCCTGAGCAAAAGCATCTTCAGTCATCTCAAGGTGAAGTGAATCTAACTCTTTAGTATCAAGAAATGGATTCTCGTATGATGTGTAGTGATGATATGAGTGAAGTTCTGGATTAAACATTGGTCGTGATTGTCTTCCTTCTATAATTTCATTATATGCGAGATTCTTAAAGTGATTATGTAAACCATTAGGAGTACTAATAAAATAACATTGTGCTTTAGATTCTATAAGAACAGGTCTCATTACAGTCCATACTGTTCCCCAATCTTTAATAAAGGCGCATTCATCAAACACACAAAGGTCAATTCCCACACCTCTTAAGTTATCTGGTTCCTCAGCACCCTTACACTCAATACTACTATCATTAAGTAAGGTTATTTTTAGCTCGGTTTCATTACGTTTCTTAATAACTTCCTTAGGAATAATCATCATTAACATCTCCCATAGGATATTCTTTGCTTGTTTATAGGTGGGGGCTACATACCACACCTTACTACCATTGTTCTTAGCTGCAAAATCCACCATCTTATAAGCCATGATAGTACTCTTTCCAGCTCTACGCCCACAGTTAACCACAACGAAGCGGTGGGTATCAAACCAGACATTACTTTGCCACTTACTAAGATCAATTTTTCGTGTTTCCATAAATTATATCTGGAGACCAGTACTCACAATACTCTCATTCTTATTAACCGCCTTTATTGCAGCTTGTATAGCATCCTCTTTATTTAAGAACCCATGAGCAATCCAATTAGGAATAAACACTGATTCTTTATACAATTCCTTATAAATCCTTATTCTTTCCTCAATAGGTTGATCCTTGGTAAACCGTAATTCTTTTTCGCCCTCTGTCACAATAACTTTATTTGTCACAGTACTTGTCACAATAGAGTCACTTTCTGTCACAATAGACCTATCTTTTGTCACAATAGGAATTATCTTTGTCACAGTAGAAGCGTTACGATGGTACTTCTGCCTACAAGTATCACTACAGGTACGTTTAGTAGGTCTTAAGGCTTCAAACTCATTACCGCATACTACACATTTATTCATATATTTCTATTGTAACATAACACTACTTATATGTCAAGTATTCTCAAAGGGGATAGTACTAGGAGAGGGTACTGTATTATATATAAACACTAAACCCCCCATACATTATTTGAAGCACCAGAACAATCTATTTAGTATTGATCTGTATTAGGTTAGTTAGATTGATTATTGCTTCTTCTTTTTTATCTTCTACTATTTTGTCTAACAAATAGGCTTGAGCCTTCCAATCTTTAGACTTACTTATCTTACTAGTGTAGTTATGTAAATCTTGTTTGAGGGCTTCTTGGATCACGGGGAGATTCGTCCATGCAAGAAT